AATAAGTCAAGAAGCACTGGCCGCGCTAAACGCACGTGGGATCTCTGAAGAAGTAGCTGCACGCTTTCAGTTAGGAAGTATCACTAACCCAATCAATGGTCACGAGATGTACCAGGGTTGGTTATCTATCCCATACATCACCGCATCAGGTGGTTGTGTTGGTTTTAAGTTTAGAAGATTAGATGATGCCAAGCCTAAGTATGGTTCACCTACTGGGCAGAAGGCACACCTGTTTAATGTATGTGATATCACTATTGATTCACCATACATCGTAGTATGTGAAGGTGAGTTAGATGCCATCGTTACTAGTGGTGAACTAGGTATACCAGCAGTAGGTGTACCAGGTGTTGCAGCCTGGAAGAACCACTTTCCCAAGCTATTTGCGGGGTACGAAACTATCTATGTTGTTGGCGATAATGATGTGAAGGAGGATGGCTCTAACCCTGGAGCTGAGTTTGCTAAGCGTGTGGCGAATGAGGTAATGAACTCACAGATTGTTACACTACCTCCAGGTATGGACATCAATGATTATTACTTGGCTAATGGTATTGATGCGACACGAAAGTTACTGATAGGGGAGTCGAATGTATGACAATGACAGAGAACGAGTGGGTCATAATGCTACAGACTTTGCAGCATATGGGCTTTCACATCTTGCAGCAGGACAGAGCAACACAACTCATACTCATACGCCCACAACCAACCCGTTAGTAGACCACCTTGCAGTAGTTGGATACCGTGCTGCTGGTGTATCAACTGATGACCTTACATCTTTCATTGAATCCTTTGCATCCCTGCGTGCTTCACGTGTACGTGGTGTGGGTGCAGACCAGTATGCGATAGCACAAGGGCAGAAGTTCGAGTCCTTTACTACTGGCGATACCATTAAAGAACTGATTGAAGAGCTAGCAGATGCTAGCAACTACATAGACTTCCTTGCTATCAAACTATTAAACATCCAGCACACTATAGATTTGGTGCTACCTGACTGTGACTGAACTACATCCAGTAATATATGACCTCGTGCCTAGCGTAGCTAACACTATCTATCGCAGATACAAGACCCACGTTGAAAAGGATGACATCAAGCAGGAGCTAATGGCTTGGGCTATGACAAGGGCAGCAGATCATACTGAAGATTTAATGGAGCCAATCGAAGAGCGACGCAGGCACAACGAGCAGCGCATAGCGTGGCAGATGAGGCGTGTAGCTGAGCGTTATGCACGCAAGGAGAAGGCTGCTAAGTCTGGATATCAGACTAATGATGAGGCTTATTATGAGACACCTAAACTTGGTATGTTGCTACCCTTTGTCATTGCATCCATCATAGATGGCACAGTATTAGAGCAGGCACAGGAGATGATTAACGATGGACAACCTAAAGGTTCATCATCTCCGTCAGAAGGTGGCAACCTATTGGCTAACCTTATAGACATCAAGCGTGGCTTTCTTAAATTAGATGTAGATGACCAGACTATTCTCAGGTTACGCCACCACGAGAGCTTTACCTTGCAACAGATAGCACAAGTACTAGAGTGTGCTACATCTACTGCAGATCGCAGGTGTGCTCAGTCCCTGCGTAGGTTGCAGGATAATCTAGGCGGGGTTAGCCCCTGGCAATGAATGAAGAGTTATTATTTGCCTTCTTGCGCGAGGGTTTATACCCTGACCTAGTAAAGAGTGAGGGCATCTTTGATTCCTATGACTGCATCTCTAGGCAAGCCGGTCACTACATAGAATTAAAGTGCAGGGCTAGGCACTATGACACCTTGCTCATTGAAGAGATGAAGTATCGCAAGCTCATCACCCAAGCTGCAGAGCGTGACCTTGTTCCCTACTACATCAACTCTACTCCACTTGGTATCTACTCCTTTGACTTAATGGATTTAGCAGAGCCGGTCTGGTATGTGCATTACCTGCCAGCTACTACTGAGTTTGATAGAGCTGAAAAGGTTGATAAGTTAGTAGGTTACTTACCGATAGAGGAGGCAGTGCAGTTATGATCTATGAGTACGAGTGTCCAGGGTGCGGTGATGTGCGCCAGATAGAGCGCAAGATTACAGACCCGGAAGAGACATACATCTGCACCACTTGTCACAATGAGTTCCGGCGAATATGGAACTCTCCCGCTATCACCTTCAAGGGTAAAGGGTTCTATAGTAATGGTGGGTGATGACTAAAGGATTTACCTCTGGTATGCGTAGTTCATTAGATGATACCTGGACTACACCACGTGACTATTACAACAAGGTCAATGCTGAGTTTAACTTTACTTTAGATGCAGCAGCTCTGGCTGATTCAACTCTTGTACCTGATAACTGGTACGGTCCTGATCACCCTGACCAGTCAAGGCGTGATGCCTTTACCAGAGACTGGGCTAAGGATAGCCCCGGTGCTATCTGGCTCAACCCTCCATACGGTAGGGTAATCAAAGACTGGGTTCGCAAGGCGAACGCCGTTGCCAATGGGGGGGGACAGTAGTTTGCCTAGTACCAGCTCGCACCGATACCTCTTGGTGGCACGATTACTGTATACATCACGAGGTTAGATTTATACGTGGTCGCTTGAAGTTTGGTGGTCAAAAGAACTCAGCTCCCTTCCCCTCAGCACTTGTTATTATGAAAGCAAGAACCCTACCGCCGAAAGGTTAGCGATAGGGTTCTTATTATGCCGGGAAAGGGTGAGAAACCCGGCAATTATCTAGTCAGTACCAGCCTCGTCTGTTGCTATGCTGGAGACTACGGCAGAAACTTCCGCCGTAGCGGTACTCAACATATCGCACAGCGTGGAGGATTTGGATACTAGGCTCGCTACTTCGCTCTCTAAGGAGCTGAGCAATTCCGTAAGCACTGGATCGTTTGTTGGCTGCCAAGTGGTCAAGTTTGCTCTCACGGGTCCATAAGGTGATAGCGCACTTGACCTGACTGTTGTTGTAACCGAGTGCGTTGAGGTAACTAATGATAAGTGCCTTGTTCTCACGCTTCTCCTCCATAGTTGCCTTCGTCCTCGCCTGCATCTGCGGGATCTCCAAAGGGTGGTGCGCCGTTTGCTCTGGTATGAATACCAACAGTAAGCCTACTATCAGGAGTAACACTCCAAGTCTTGCCCTCTTGCTCATCAAAACTCCTTTGTTCATTAAGCAGTTGCTTATACGTGTCCGGATATAGGTGAGCTAGGCGCACTAGCGCCTTGTCTCTTGCTCTTCGATAGTTGCGGTAATGAACTACGTGTCCCCCGCTTACTTGCTTACTCTCCATTGATCTTGTCCTCCCATACTATAAGCACATAGGCTACCAGCATTACTAGTATCAGACCTAAAGCTAGGCTCATAGGCTAGCTGCCCGTACTATGTCGGTGATGTCTAAGCTCTGACCTACTAGGTGAGCGTCCTCTTCGTCGCTCTCCCACCCTGATACCAGCACACGAGAGCCAGTAGGGGCAAGGCTAAGCCACTGCATACAGTGTTCAGCATTGTTGCCACCCCATTCAGCTCTGCCGTCCTCGTCCACTACCTCATAGAGCAGGATAAGCGGAGACTTCTTTGGGTGTATGGTGTAGATGTTACTCACTCTCTTTCTCCCCCTTCTCCTGCACTTTAATCCATACGAACCCGTCTTGGTGACGGGTAAGCTGACTTAGTATGTCAAACCACTCTTGATCTACCTCAGCAGTTATTACTCGCTTACTCATTATTCTCCCTCATAACTATCATCACAAGCACGGCAGGATTTAGAGTTATCGTTACAGAAGGTACAGATAACCTCCTCCTTTAATCCAAACAGGCGCGATAGCGCACTATTGGCACGCTCTAGGTTCTTGATAGCCTTCGCTATCTCCTCCTCCTTCAGATTTTTCTCAGCTTGATTAAGGCATAGGTTAGCCTTAGCCCGTAGATACTCCTCGTTCATTATCCTACCCTTTCCCATACATCATTGAGTTTTGCACACTGCCACTCACCACAACCTTCACATACTATGTCACCTACACTCATCACTAAGACAAGATACTTTCCGTGACCGCATTTATCGCATTTATATTCCATTAGTTCTCTCCCTCTAGCTCTTCTAGTGTGTCAAACTCTGGCGACATCTCTTCGACCTCTCCCTCATCCTCGTAAAATACTGGGTCATTTAGTTCTGGCTCATATCCCATTACGCTTGCTCACTTTCATCAGACATACGATCAAGGTCACTTAATATATCGCGGTAGCCATTATCGTAATCTTCAGCCCACTTAGGCCACTCAATCTCATTGCGATCCTTGTCGTAAAAGGTTAATTCATACCCGTCATACCGATCCCATTGCAATTCTGCATCATAAGTCACGCCCTCTACCTCTATCTTTAGAGTACGCGTCCAGCCGTCTAGCTCGCGGTGTATTAGATTTACTTTCATTACGCTACCTCCTTGTTATTACGGGTAATCTGGCCGATAGAGTGGATTTTATAGCTCTCATCTACGTTGAGATCGAGTAATGCGTCCCAATCCCACTCATTAGGGTCGGTATTAGTAGTAATCTCAAAGGTAATAAAGTAAGTCTCTGGCTTGTTATCCATTACGCTACCTCTCCCTCTATCTCATAAGAGACTGTATTAGAACGCGATAGGTCCCAGCTATATTGCTCAGCGATAATCTCCCTGGCTTTATCTATGGCCTCATCTTCACTACTAGCCTCTAAGTGGATAGCCTCTTCACCTAGCTTTACTATTACTATGTAATCTTTCATTACTTTCACCCTTATTCTCTCTTAATTGTGAGGTAATCTACCTCTCACCCTCCCCTACCGTCGCCGGTAAGGGAGGATAAGTAGCATACTACTATGGCGTACTATACCTTATAGGTATTCCATTAAGTCACCGTCTCCTACGATATCCTCTATGTCGGATAGACTAAAGCTACCGTCTCCCTCATAGATAAGCTCATTGAGCTGACTAACTATCTCATCTTTGCTATCGCCTATCATTACTCTACCTCCTCTCCACACTCACATAAGTGACCACACGTGTAGCAGACATATAGGCCGCCAAAGTGGGTACGGTAGCCATAGGCATACACGCCGGGATCTATCTCTACACAATATCGGCCTTCATCATCTAATTTAGCCCCGTCTATCTCTCTAGTCTGCTCTAAGGTAGTCATCTTAGTTACTAAATCTCATAGGCATTAGGAGAGCTTTCCACTCTACTTTATCCCCGGCTAGGCCGATTACCATAGGCGCTCTATCACCCTTGAAAGTGACCGATACCTGTACGCCTTTGCCTACTATCTTTGCATAGTCAGCAAAGTAGGCCGGGTTGAAAGCGATAACCTCAATAGCGGTTACCTCTCCCTTAGAGAATAAATCGCTGAAAGTGTTAGGGTAATTCTCACTTAACACGGTAAGTGTTAGGGAATTACCGTTAGTGCTCACGGTTAGTAGGTCACCGATACGGTTAAGAGTAATGCGGGATACCTTGTTAGCCTTAGCTACCTCTATCACTCTCTTAATATCATCTAGTGCGATTAGAGTATGGTCTAGGTGACCCTCTCCCTCTATCTTTCCCTCTATTAAGCGGTACCTATCGGTAGCGCGGGCTATTAACTGGCCCGCTCCTCCTAATAGTTGAACGCTATTGAGTGAGCGTAGGGCAGACTTACCCTTATCCGCGTGAGTAATCGCCCCCTCTAATAGCTCTAATAGCTCAAAAGATCCGATAGTGATGTTATTCATCACTAGATTACTCTCTCCCTCTTTCACGCTCTGGCTCTTATTCTCTTTCATAGTAGTCATCTTTCACCCTTATCTCTTAGTTATATCCCTACAAGGTAGTAGGCCCCCGCTCTCTCACACTATCGCGCAAGAGAGCGAGAGTCACCTACCTTAGTGAAAGCACTGGGCTAGTGTCCCGATACAATAGCCCTCCCCCTCTACGTACCAAAGATTACCGCTTAGCCAGATTAGGCCGGCCACTAGTAGGCCGATAGCTATACCGGCCACTAGGTTACCTCTCTTAGATAGCTCTCTCATAGCTCTCCCTCGCTCTCGTGTATCTCATAGGCTTGAGTCTCTCTATTGAATACACGGTAAGCATTACACGCGCACTCTCCTAGTCCCGGAACATCTCCATAAGTAAAGTTATGTAAGTGGGTTATCTCTCTCATTAGATAGCCCCATTCTCAATGAGGTTTACCGCGTAATTATAGGCCGGAGTTCCCTCCTCTACCTCTAAGGTAGCTGTATCGAACCAATCACTGAACCGGTAAGTCACTGACTTAATCTCGTAATCGTTATCATTACCGAACCACTTAATCTCAAGATAGTCACTAGGTCCGCCATAAGAAAAGCACACTACGGTGAGCTTGAAAGTCTCAATAGATAGGGCCGGGTCATCAAAGTAATCGTCGTGATTAGGGTTATCCATTACCTTAGTCAGCTCTTCATTAAGAGAGCTTAGGCTCTCCTTAATTCTATCGGCACAAGATAGTTGCTTAGTAGTCTGCTTACTATTGCAACATTCGCAACCGTTACCGCAAGAGCTATCGCTGATAGTGGTAGAGCACTTACATTCTTCACACATAATCATTAGTTAGTCTCCTCTTCATCATTGTAATCAACGCAACACTCACAAGAGCCAAAGTATTCTTTATATGCGTCGGTTTGGTGTAGTCCGTCTCCATATACCTCTTCGAGCCAGCTTATAGCGTCTTTTGCGCCCTCTTCATAAGCTATCTTCTTAGTCTGCTCTAGTATTGAGTCACTCATTGAGTGGTTAGTAGTCATTAGTTAGCCTCCTTGTTACTAGCTACTTTAATAGCTACTGCATTAGTTATCTCATTAAAGATTAAAGAGCCTAATTCAATCTTACTTAGCTCCTCTAATAGTCCTTTATTTAGTTGCGATTCTGCGCCATCGAAATCGTAAGCATTCCCGAAATCTACTGCGATAGTTACTGCATATCTAGCCATAATCTTCACCCTTATCTCGTGAGCTTGTTTAGGTAAGTGAGGCTCACGGGTTAAGTATGGGGTATAGGTTTGCGCTATGTCAATGACCTAATAGGGTCAATTCTGCCCGTGTCGCTTGTAATCGCTTAGCTCAATATGGCCTAAATCTGATCCCTGAAAGAGCCTTTTAGGTCTATGTAATCGCTCAGCTATTAGGGCAAGAGCTAGGCCATAGGGCTAGAGGGTAGAGCTATCGGTAGGCAAGAGGTCACGGGTTAGGGCAAGAGGTAAGAGGTTAGGTATCTGGTAGCTCTATCGGTTAGCCGGATATGGCTAGGCCTTGCAAGGTAAAGCGGTTACTTAATAGCTAGAGGGTTAAGGGTTAGGGGTAGCCGTAGCGGTAGTCAGCCCCTCCCGCTTTTCTATATCCCTAGACATCTAGGCCGTATATGTCTAACCCTTAGCCATAGGTTTAGGGTCTGGCTAGCAACAGACACCCGGGGTTGTTGAATTGTGCGGGCGTGGGTCGTGTACTCCCCAACAAAATATATTTCCTAAAGTGAGATCGCGTAATATAGCTCTGACCTGCGGTTATAGTAGGTGTGACGAACGTCACATTGTAAAAGTCGGAATTGACGTTCATTTCCTGCCTTATACATAGTAAGGGGTTTTAATAGGAAAAGCCCTGAGCAGAGACGGTATGGCCTCTAGCGAGGCCCCTAGGCCGAGTTAAGTCTTACCCCTCAGTTCGCTGTAGCTCCCTCGGGCGTCAAGCCCGAACCGCTCCAGTATTTTAGTGGGGATAGTTCTATTAAAAATCTACTCAGCCTAGTATAAAAGAAATCTGATTCCGGCCGATGTGGAGAACTAGTATGAAGACTCGTGAAGAAAGACTTGAGTACAAAAAGAAATACTACAAAGAACACCAAGGATTACAACTTCTCCAAGCTAAAGAAAAACGCCTAGCAGATCGCCGCCGAATCGCGGCAGCGATTATTGCCTATGAGATGTTAATGAAGCAGGAGTCCAATGGCTGACAACAGCGCTGACATAGCCAAGAGAATTATCCTTGGCTGTGTAGCCGAAGGTATGACCATTGAGGCCGCTTGTACCTCGGCCGGCAAATCAATGAAGACCTACGAGTACTATCGCAGAACTGACAAGATCTTTACAGACAAGGTTGATAGAACACGCCTTGGTCTAAAGGATAAGTCCTTTGCAGCATCTGATGTACACGACTTGAGCTTTACCGACTTTCGCCAGAAGTACTTACACTCCCGCACTTTTCCACACCAGCAGAACCTCATAGATGTAATTGAAGGCCGCGAACCTGGCTGGCTACATCCTAGTATGAAGTTTGAAAAGGGTCTAGCTAATAACAGAATCCTTCTTAACATTCCGCCCAACCACGCTAAGTCTATGACTGTGACCATTGATTACGTCACTTGGCAGGTCTGTCAGAACCCTAACTTTAGAGTACTCATCGTATCTCAGACGCAGCAGTTAGCTGCAGACTTTCTCTACGCCATCAAGCAACGCCTGACTCATCCAAATTATGAAGCACTCCAACAGGCTTACGCTGCTGGCGTAGGGTTTAACTCTAAGTCAGCCTCGTGGCAGGCAACCCGTGTCACCTTTGGTGATGAGCTTCGTGAGTCATCTGAAAAGGACCCAAACATCGAAGCCGTTGGTATTGGCGGTCAGATCTACGGCAAGCGTGCCGATATGATTATTGTAGATGACGCAGTAACCTTAAAGAACGCCAACGAGTTTGAGAAGCAGATTAGATGGCTTACCCAGGACGTGCGCTCTCGTTTGAACCCTACTGGTAAATTGATTATTATTGGTACGCGAGTCTCTGCTGTAGATTTATACAAGGAGCTACGCTCAGAAGATCGCTACCCAGGCGGCCTTGTCCCTTGGACTTACCTTGCAATGCCGGCTCTGCTTTCTACAGACAATGACCCCGACAAGTGGGAAACCCTTTGGCCGGCTAGTGATGCCCCATTCGATGGTCAGATGGAATCTGATAAAGATGAAGACGGCCTCTATCCTAGATGGAATGGTCGCAACCTTTACAACGAACGCCAAGCTATGGATGCAAGTACCTGGGCTTTGGTCTATCAACAACAAGATATCTCAGATGATGCCATCTTTGACCCAGTATGTGTGCGAGGTTCTATAGATGGTATGCGTAAAGCAGGTCGTTTGGTTCCTGGTAACCCAGGCCATCCGCGTGATGTCAATGGCTTTTCTTTTATTTGTGGTCTTGATCCCGCTATGGTTGGTGATACAGCCGTCGTTTGTTACGCTGTTGATCGGGCTACACATAAACGCTACATTGTTGATGCTATTAAAATTACTAGGCCAACGCCTGCTGCAATCCGTCAGCTAATTTTTGACTGGACTACCCTCTACTCACCTAGTGAGTGGATTGTGGAGAAGAACGCATTTCAATCTTTCTTAACTCAGGATGAAGGTATCCGTGCAAACTTGGCTAGCCGAGGAGTGCTACTGCGGGAACACCATACTGGAACCAACAAGTGGGACTCCGGCTTTGGAGTTGCATCAA